ACTTTACACATCACCACAAAAAGGCGAATGGAATGAATTGAATGATGAGCAGATAGAAATAATTGCTTTAGATAATAAGTATTGGTTTGGTTTTGATAAAGACAGATTTGATTGGCTACAATATACCAAAGATTTACAAGCCAAACTTAAAGAGGTTAATCATGGATAACAAAGAAGCAATGCAGGCTTTAAACAAGCTGATTGAGCAAGACCATGCAGTACCAAAAGGCGGAATGACTTTAGGTATTATTAGCGACAGATTAAATCACCGATATAGAAATGGCTTTATTGATGGATGGCAAGCCGCCCAACAGCAAAGTTCTGGTGAGATTGCGAGGTTAGAAAAAGAAGTTGATTTTTGGAAAAAACAATCATCACAGTTAGCTAAAGATTATGAAGAAGAAATGGCAGAGAATGAAGTATATGAGCGTGATTATAACTTTATGAAAGACTTGGCTATTGGAACTGAAAAACTTAACTTAGAACTCAAAGCAGACAACGAAAGGTTGCGAGAGGCTTTGGAAGATATTACAACAGGCTTCGGTGTAGATTGCGTGTGTGACAGTGGTCATTCAGCACCTTATGTAGCAAAACAAGCCCTATCCACCCCACCAAACAAAGACGCACTAAAACAATATGTTGATGCTGAAATTGCTAGGCGTATTGGTGAGCCTGTGGCTTGGTATGATGAAAAATTTGGGGTAATGGATGAAAAACATTTTGACCAAATGAAGCCGCTCTACCAACTAAAGGATTAAACAAAATGACAATCATTGAAATGGCAAAAAAAGTCGGTGCTATTGAGTATGAATATGAAAAGCCAATGTATGACTATGACAATGAATACACATTTACCAAAAACCAACTTGAAGCCTTCGCAGAACTAATACGCGCAGATGAACGTGCTAAGTTTGAGCCTGTGGCTTGGGTAACTTATAGAACCAAAGAATGGTTTGGGAAAGCAAACGGTGTAGGTACATTTCAGTATAAACAAAGGGTTTTAGGTGAGGCTGAAAACTACAATATTCCACTTTACGCAATAAAGGATTAAACAAAATGAAACATTACGAATATATAGCAGACATTGTAGTAATCGGGGGATCAATAGTATTGTTTGGAATGATCATTTATGGGATTTTCGATTTACTAAAAACAGCTATTGCATGTACGGTGTAACGGAGGTAATAATGAGTAATATAACAGTAATAAATCAACCAAGCAAATGCAAAATTAAACTGGAGCCTGAAGATGTATAGCTGTGGTGTTTCTAAACGTGAGTCGGTTGTGGTCTTAAATAAGACCGCGTTCAAAGGTTTTGCGAGTGCGCAATATTGCAGGTTTGATTTACGTTATGACCCAATGCATCAGTCGTTGGGGTGTAAAGGTTGTAAAAAAGATTGGGACACTGAATACTTGCGAAAGGTTGGGTTGTTAAAATGATAGAACGTAGGTTTCATGTGTACGATGGTGACAATGAGTTACTCAGAACATTTGCAACAAAAGATGACGCCTTAGCATTTACCGAGAAACGTCCAGAGTTTATAATTAAAATTGTACCTAAAACCAAACCAACAGAAACAGACTACGAGCGCATGCTTAGATTAAACGGAGACGCATTATTATGACAGCACGAAACGATATAACCGGTGATAAAATACAAAGCAAAATCAGTAACGCGAACTTTGAAAATAACTTTGATGCTATATTCCGGAAAGACAAAAAAACTACAGTGGGCTACCCCCCACTTACCACCAATAAACCTTTGGAATCTACCGACGAGTGGGACGAAAAAAGAATTGACATCATCGGAAGCAACGGACCAACCGGTGAACACTACAAGGAACAGAAATAAAATGAGCGACCCTATCGACGACGCGCAGAATCACATTGAACGTGAGGAAGAAATGCGTAGAAAATACCAGCCCCCCGTCGGGCTGGAAGCAGAACCTACAGGTGAATGCTTAAATTGTTTTGAGCCGGTACCAGTGTCACATCGTTGGTGCAATAAAGAATGCTACATAGACTGGCAAAAAAGAAAAAACAATAGTTGATGTAATACATGCTGTCATGCTATATTACAGTTTTAGGAGTTATTATGTCAATACAATCACAAAAAGCAGCTGCTGAGTCACGAATTGGTAAGCAATATGGGTATTTAAAAATACTATCGCGTGTAGGAACATCAAAGTATAGACATGCGATATATAAATGCCTATGTACTTGTGGAAACATAACTGAAAAAACATCGCTATCGCTAACAAACCCAAAAGTTAACTGCGGATGTATAACCCGAAAATCAATTTCAGTCGCACGTACAAAACACGGCCAATGCAAACGTAGTGGACCAACCAAATTATATCGTACGTGGCATTCAATCTTTGCACGTTGTAGTAACCCAAAAAATAAATCGTATAAATATTATGGTGGAAAAGGAATCAAAGTCTGTGAGCGTTGGAATTCTTTTGAATTATTTGCTTTGGATATTAGTGCACCTCCCACTAATAAACATGAGCTGGATCGTATTGATCCACTAGGTCACTATGAACCTAATAACTGTCGTTGGGTAACAAAACAAGAAAATATTATGCGGGTAATACACAAACGCAATGAGAAAGGAGTTTTTGTTACATGATGGAAAAAGAAATAAGTAAGGTGTGTATTAAGTGCCATGCCGATAAACCAATAAAGGAATTCTACGCAAAGAACAAAACAGGGTGGAGTAAGTACTGCACCGCATGCCGTAAAAAACGGCAACAAAAAGTAGAGAAACAACGTATACGAAAATATCACGAAATACAATCAAAAGCCGTCGAAGAAATTAACGCACTCAAAGAAAAACGGTTAGCTGGAAAAATAAAACAGTTGCAAAAAGAATTTAATAGGTTTACGCTTATAAACCGCAACAGACTACAAGTCTTACTAAGAAAGTGTGAAAGTCGTACAGAGTTAGTAGAACGTACAAACAAGGCGATTGCCAGTCGCAGGCTAGCACAAGAACGAGCACAAGCATTACTTGATTATCAAATCACTGTAGTAACAGCGGGACTACGACCACAACACATATCATTACTATGGAGAGATAGATATGGCACAAACACCAGAGGCGAAAGTCAAAGCCTCGATTAAAAAACTACTCGATGCACGCGATGTGTATCATTTTTCACCGTATCAAGCCGGCATGGGTAGAGCTGGTATCCCCGATATTATTGCATGTCACAACGGCCGTTTTTTAGCGATTGAGGCTAAGGCTGGTAAAGGTAAGACAACGGCATTACAAGACCGTGAACTGTCGCGAATACATGCGGCAGGTGGGACAGCGGTAGTTATTAACGAAAACAATTTACAGCTGTTGGAAGATATCCTTACAGTTATTACAGGAGAGTAGCATGCGTCCAGCATACGAAACAATTATCGAAGCGATAAAAAAAGATTTAAACCGTATAGAACACTATGAATGGGAGCGTGTTATCGAACGTTTAATGCATATCGCTACCCCGCCGGAACGTTTATATATGGAAGAAGAAATTAAAAAACTTAAGTATGAATATGCGACAGTCATGCTAGGTAAGCTCATACTTGGGTTAAGCGAGGAAGATGTAGTTCGTGAAATTACGGGTGCGTCAGGTTCATTTCGTACTCAGGTCTTTCCCGATTCAATTATAACCAGAACAAAAAACCTAGAACACGTAGAAACAAACCCAAACCAACTGGAACTAAACTTTGGAGAATAAGCATGATTAAAAACATATTAAAACGATTAAAACGATTAAAATTTACGCCCAATAAACTATCTGTTGCATATATCGAAATGCTTAACAATGACTACGGGTTATTAAATACTCAGAGAGCATATAAAATTAAATCAGAAATTTTTGATCTTGTTGGTAGTAGAGACCAACGCTGGGTTGCAGAACAAGAGATATTATTACAGACAGATGAGCTTATGGTTAGAATGGCGACAATTAAACTTATTGGTAATACCCCAAAAGATAATGTAAAAAACTCTACTACAGCTAATAAGCTTGACAGTGGTATGTTTTTTAACATGAATCAGCAACAGCAGGCGTTGAATATGCGTCCCGGTATGATGCAACCTGTAACTAATCCTTTAGAATTATGGTTTACAACAAAATGAACCTACTGACAATCGATTTTGAAACGTACTATGACCGAGCATTTAGCTTATCAAAAATAACAACCGAGGAGTATATACGATCACCGTTGTTTGAGACGATTGGGGTATCAGTTAAGGTTAACGATGCACCGGCTGAATGGTTCTCAGGCGACTTCAAAGAAACTAAAAAATTCTTACAAAAGTTTGACATCCCTAAAAATGCTATATGCGCACAGAACGCGCACTTTGACGGAGCTATATTACATTGGATATACGGCATTAAACCCGCACGTATTATCGATACCCTGTCTATGGCAAACGTACTACACGGCATTAATCAATCTGTCAGCTTAAAAAACTTAGCAGTCATATACAACATCGGTGAGAAAGGTTTCGCGGTTCACGATGCGCTGGGTAAACGCAGGCTAGATTTTACACCGGATGACTTATCTAAATATGGCGAGTACTGTATCAACGACGTAGAGCTTACGTATACCCTAGCTCGGTTCATGATGCCTCAGTTTAGTAAGAAAGAACTAAAGCTGATTGACCTGACTGTCCGTATGTTTACTGAGCCTGCGCTGAAGCTTGATAAAAAGATATTGGAACAGGCATTACATGACCTTGCATTAAATCGGCGTAACCTGATGTATACACTTATGAAAGAACTGGGTGTAGCAAATGAGGAGCTACTTAAAAAACAGCTAATGAGTAATGACAAGTTTGCCGAACTACTAAAGGAGAACGGAGTTGAGCCACCGAAAAAGATTAGTAGTACTACAAACAAAGAAACTTGGGCATTTGCTAAGACCGATGAGGAGTTTACGATTTTGGAAGATCACCCAAATCCAGTGGTTCAGGCGTTATTCGCAGCGCGTATGGGATTCAAATCGACAATCGCTATTACCCGTGCGGAAGCGTTCCTTAGCATCTCGGAGAGAGGTACTTTCCCGTTCCCACTCAAGTATTCTGGTGCCAGCGTTACCCATAGATGGTCTGGATTTGATGTTAACCCACAAAACTTGTCCCGAATTGACCCTGATAATCAAAAACCGAGCGATGCACTACGCTATGCAATCCATGCGCCAAAGGGCTACAAGCTAGTAGTTGCCGACTTGAGTAACATCGAATTGCGTTTGGGTTTGTGGTTGGCTGGGCAACACGACAAGTTACAGTTAATCCGTGATGGTATAGATTTGTATCGAGACTTTGCGGCAGAGGCGTACGGTATTCCCTATTCTAGTATTGGGAAGAAAGATCCGAAACGATTTGTAGGTAAGTGCGCCAGTCTAAGTTTGATTTATGGTACAGGCGCAGAAAAACTACAGAACACTATTCGCATACAAAGTAAAGGTGCTAACACGGTAACCTCTAACGAAGCGGTATCACTGACTAAACTATATCGTACAGGGTATAACAAAGTCGTTGAGACTTGGGGTGAAGGTAGTAAAATGCTTGATGCCATAATTAATAACCAAACCCGTTCATTTTGTACTAACGATGTAATTACGATTGGCTCTGCATTTACCGGCGCGGCTAGGTTGTTATTTAATGATGCTGGTATGGTTAAACCCAATGGCATGGTACTTACATATCCTGATTTAAAGAAAACGGTTAATAAAGAAACAGGCAAGTCTGAGTACACATATGAGCAGCGACACGGTAGAGATAAAGTATATGGTGCTAAAGTTTTCCAAAGGGTGACACAATCGCTTGCACGTGATATTATGGCTGAGATTATTGTAGGTATAAGCAGGAAGTATCATGTCGTTGGGACGGTTCACGATGAGGTATTACTACTTGTGCCTGAGGCTCAGGCTGAAACCGCGCTTGAGGAATTACTAACATTAATGCGCACACCACCCGAATGGGCACCTGATTTACCGCTTGATGGGGAAGGTGGCGTCGCAGAATCATATGGTGAGGCTAAATAGTGAAGTTATCGTTCAGCGCAGTATCAGAATTTGAATCATGTCCACGTAAGTTTTACCAGTTAAAGGTACTAAAAGCGTATCCGCACGAAGATACCGATGCAACTATATACGGTAAAGAAGTACACCTTGCGTGTGAGGAATATATCCGAGACGGTAAACCGTTAGGTGGGCATGGTCGATTTAAAGCTGTGCTGGACAAATTAAACTCATATCCCGGCGATAAGTATTGTGAATTAGAAATGGCATTTAATGCCGATGGTCAGTCGGTAGACTTTAATTCAGAAGATCGAATTTATCGTGGGATTGCTGACTTGGTTATTGTAGATGGTGACAAAGCAAGGGTAGTCGATTACAAAACAGGTAAGGCTAACTATCCTAAACCAAAACAACTAGAGCTTATGGCATTGATGGTGTTTTCTAAGTTTCCAGCCGTTATGAAGGTGTCTGGCGCATTGTTATTTCTGTTACATGATGTAGTGGTAAAGCGCGATTATGAGCGTAAAGATTTTATTTCCATGCTTAACTATTGGCAGTCGAAACGCGATACCATACTGATATGCGATGAATCAAATACATGGAACCCTAACCCATCAGGGCTATGTAGCTGGTGCCCGCACCAATCATGTGAATACTGGAAACCAAAAAGGAGATAGTAATGCCAAGACGTAAGGACATACCAGCAGGTGACCCATACTGGAAAGAGCAATACAAAAAACAAATAGCACGAGGTGAAACCAAAGACCAACTTGAGCGACAAAAAGCACGTCGCGAGTACGATAAAAAAGGTATTGACCGTGCCGGTAAAGACATCGATCACGTTAAACCATTACGCTCAGGTGGTAAGTCATCAACAGGTAATTTGAGATTACGAAATCCAAGCGAGAATCAGGCAGATAATGGACATAATAAACGGAAAGCTCGTAAAACTAAGAACTAAACTCGCTGACAAAATCAGTGCAGTAATCCCAAAAAGTAAAGTCGTTTCTACCCAAGACGGTATTGACGAGGTTGTTGTGTATTGGGGTGTTGATGAGGTTAAAAAGTTACGTCAACTAGGGTTTAAAAAAATACCACCCGCACCTTTACATAAGTACAAATGGACTGGGGTATATACCCCCATGTCCCACCAAAAAACCACCAGCGAATTTCTTGTTTCTCATGACCGATGTTTTGTACTCTCCGAAATGGGTACAGGCAAGACGTGTAGCGCCGCATGGGCGGCTGATTATCTGATGGCGCGGAAAGAAGTATCCCGAGTACTTATAGTCTGCCCAGTATCCATCATGCATGCGGCGTGGAAAGAAGATTTATTCAGGTCAGTAATGCATCGTAAGGTTGCTATTGCTCACGGCACAAAAGCACAACGCGTTAAAGTTATTCAGGGTGATGCTGAGTTTGTCATTATTAATTTTGACGGGCTAGAAGTTGTACTTGATGAGCTCATGGCGGGTGGCTTTGACTTAATTATTGTAGACGAAGCAAACAACCTAAAGACAGTGACCACCCGTCGTTGGAAGGCATTTAACAAAGTACTTACCGCAACTAATGCTCGACTATGGATGATGACCGGTACTCCTGCGGCGCAGTCCCCTGAAGATGCATACGGCTTAGCTAAGCTGGTTTGTCCTGACAGAATACCTAAATATTTCGGGCAGTGGCGTGATATGGTAATGCAAAAAATTACTATGTATAAGTGGATACCACGACCACGCTCTCGCGATATTGTATTTAATGCCTTACAACCAGCAATTAGATTTACTAAAGAACAATGCCTAGACCTACCCGATATTACCTACGCACGGCGTGACGTTGAGCTAACTAAACAACAATTACACTACTACAAGCTAATGAAATCACAGATGCTTATGTCTGCGGCAGGGGAAGAAATTAGTGCGGTCAACGCGGCGGCAAACATTAACAAGCTACTACAGATTAGTTGTGGTGCCACCTATACAGACAGTGGGGAAGTAGTTCGTTTCGATGCATCTAACAGGCTTGCGGTAATGGATGAAATTATTGATGGTTCTGAAAAGAAAACTATTATATTTGCACCGTTTCGACATACGATTGAGTTGATTAAAGACCACCTGTCTGGTCGCGGTATTGCGACTGCATTTATTCATGGTGACGTATCACCGGCGTCACGTGGGCAAATCATCAAAGACTTTCAGGATAGTCCTGATATTCGGGTAATCGTAATTCAGCCGCAGGCTGCCTCGCATGGTATTACATTGACCGCCGCAAGTTCAGTAATTTGGTTTGGGCCAACATCATCAGTCGATACCTACCTGCAGGCTAATGCACGTGCACACCGTAAAGGTCAGGATACAAAAGTGTCCGTATATATGATTCAGGGTAGCCCAGTTGAAGAACGTATGTATGACATGTTAGAAAAACGAATCGACAATCACTACGATTTAATTAATTTGTATAAGGAGATATTACAGATTTAAGATACTTTTGAATACTTGACACCGACTAAAACAGTATATACAATAACTGAGTCGTAACTTATTTGGAGAATACTATGGCAGAAATAACCGCAGATCGGCTAGCTGAAGTCTATATGAAAATTAGGGCTAAGCGTGCTGAAATCAAAGCAGCGTTCGACGAGGAAGATTCCGAGTTAGAAGCTAAACAAAAACGCATCACCGCAGAATTACTACGTATCTGTAAAGAGACAGGTGCTGAAAGCATCAAGACTAAACACGGTACAATCTCACGATATGTTAAAGAACGTATTTGGTGTAGTGATTTTGGCCCACTTATCGATTATATCAAAGAGCACGATGCAATCCACTTGCTAGAACAACGAGTTGCTCAAAAGAATATGAAAGCTTGGATTGATGACCATCCGGATGACTTACCACCGGCTGTTAGCTGTGATCGTACCTATGATGTAAAACTTTACAAACCGAGAAAGGAATTAGAATGAGTGAACAGGAGTTATTGACGGCCCAAGAAGCCGCCGACTATTTGCGCATTAACGTGAAACTGCTATACAAACTAGTAGACACCGGAGAACTAAAAGCAAAACGTGTGGGTAGAATTATCCGCATTACAAAAGCAGCAATCGATTCATACTTACAAGGAGATACAAATGAGTAATGTAGCATTATTTAATTCAGGCGCAGGCTTGCCAGCATACTTAAAAAGCGTCGAGCTTGATGACACAACCAAAAACCTAGCCGGTAGTATGGGCGCAGGTGGTAAACGTATTTCAATTAAAGGTGGTGTATTCCGCATGCTGGTAAACGGCGAAGAAATTGCGGTAAACGAAGAACGTGCAATGAACGTGATTGTAATTAACTCATCACCAGTAGGGCGTACATTTTACGAAGGCACATACAATGAAGGCGAAGCAGCTAAACCACCATCATGCTGGTCATCAGACGGTACTAAACCTAATGAAGACGTAAAAGAGCCGCAAGCTACTACATGTATGTCATGCCCACAGAACATCAAAGGTTCAGGTCAGGGTGATTCACGTGCATGTCGATACAACCAGCGTTTAGCGGTTCTGTTAGAAGGTGATATTGACGGTGGTATTTTCCAATTGCAGCTTCCAGCTACAAGTATCTTTGGTTCAGCTGATCAAGGTCAGAAAATGCCAATGCAAGCGTATGCTCGTTTCTTAGCACAATACAAAATCCCAGTAGGTGCAGTAGTGACAGAGATGCGATTTGATACAGGTTCCGCAACACCTAAGCTTACATTTAGCGCAACCCGCCCGTTGACTGAAGCAGAGTACCAACAGTGTAAAAATCGTGGTATGGAAGACGAAGCTAAACGCGCTGTGACTATGACCGTGTCACAAACCGATGGTGTTAAAGATGATGGTGAGCAGTTTGCCTCAGAACCACCAAAAGTTGAAGCTAAACCAATCGCAGCACCAAAAGCTAAACCAGTTGCAAAACCAGCTCCAGCACCAGTAGTAGAAGATGAAATCGAAGAGCCAGTAAAAGTAGCTAAGAATCAACCAGTTACAGAACCTGACTCAGAAATGACAGATTTACTTGACGAATGGGATGTGTAAGGGCAAACTTACCATTCTGTGATGATCAATTGCATCAGCTAGTTGGCGCGACGAAAAGGGATGTTGCCCCCCAATATCCTCTGCTGATGTAATTATCTCTCTACGCATACTTGGGGGAATACTAATGAAAGCAATGGATTTTATTGATTCTATTGTACCGAGCGGGGGTACATACTGCATAGTCGGAATCAAAGACAAAAAACTAAGACTACAAAAATTCACAGACACTATCGAAGGCGCAAAGCAATTAATTTCTGAATCAGTTAAGCAAGGCAACAACACCTATTATGGATTAGCATCATTCAAAGATGCATCGGCACGTACTCAAGCAAATACCAGTGAGATTAAGTCATTCTTCATTGATATAGACTGCGGTGATGAGGATAAGTTTGACAAAGGTGTAGGGTATATCCACAAAAGTGACGGTTACAGCGAACTACAAAGGTTTGTTGATGACACAGGGTTTCCACGTCCACTTATCGTTGACTCAGGCGGCGGCTGGCATGCATACTGGGTATTAGACACAGCTATCAGTATTGATGTATGGCAACCACTAGCTGAAAAATTTAAAAAGCTATGCCAAGCACGGAAATTATTTATTGACCCTGCAGTAACTGCAGACAGCGCTCGTGTATTACGTGTCCCCAACACAATCAACACAGCGTATGGCGTAAAAGCGGCGATACTTGACCCTGATAATATCCCCGAACAATTAGCATTAACCCAGTTTATAACTCCTTTGCTCGCAGCATGTGAAGAAGCTGGGATTAAAGACACCGCGGTTGCGGCGTTGCCTGACTTCTTATCAGGTGCCGTACGTGAGTTGGATGAAACAACTAAACGATTACTAGATAATAAAACCACCCGATTTGCTGATATAGCCAAGAAAAGTTTAGGTGGTACTGGTTGCGCGCAGATTAAAGATTGTTTAGTTAACAGTGCTGTACTAGAAGAACCAAAATGGCGCGCCGTATTATCTGTTGCGCAGGTGTGTGAAGACCGCAGCACCGCAATCCATATTGTATCTAAAAAGCACCCAGACTATTCACACGACGCAACTGAACGCAAAGCTAATGAAACCAAAGGCCCATATACATGTGATACGTTTGCAACTAACTGGCCTAAAACATGTGATGGTTGTCAGCATCGAGGTAAGATTGTTGGGCCAATTGCATTAGGTACGGTTACATTGTTTTCAGATAGCACTGAGGTTGTTATTGCGCCGCCAGAACCTGAAAATGCTAATGAAGTAGACCCTAATGCTACCCCTAAGGCAACTACTGTTGCTATTCCAAAAATACCGTTTCCGTTTGAACGTGGGTTACATGGCGGTATATATCAGCATGTTAAGGCTGAGGACGGTAGTGATAAAGTTGAGTTGGTGTATGAGCATGACTTGTTTGTTATGAAACGTATACGTGATCCGCATGATGGTGAGGTGCTACTGTTTAACCTGATCTTACCAATGGACGGGTTACAGGAATTTGTTATCCCACTAAAACATATTGGCTCACTTGATAAATTACGCGATGCATTAGGTCATCATGGTGTTGCCGCAAGTAAAAAGAAAATGGACGCAATCATGAACTATATATTAATATCAAATAGAGAACTTCAGTCTCGCATGCGCAGGGAACAATCACGCCCTCAATTTGGTTGGTATGAGAAGAACAAAGTGTTTGTCGTTGGTCGTCGTGAGATAACCCCTAACGGCATCGTTTCTAGCACGCCATCAGTGCAGACAATGAATCTTTCAAACCATATGGAGCCCACCGGTAGCCTAGAGGAATGGAAGACAGTAATGCGTGTGTTTGGTCGTAAAGGCTGGGAAAGACATCAGCTGTGTGCATTAGCTGGGTTCGGTGCGATATTTATGAAGTTTAGTAGCGTGCGTGGGTTGACCATTAACATGATTACTAAAAACACCGGCACAGGTAAAACGCTTATACAGGAATTTGTAAACTCATTGGTTGGGCACAGTGACTACTTAATGATGCGTAAATCAGACACGATTGCCTCACGAAACCATCGCTTTGGTGTTATGAACAACATATGTATATGTTCTGATGAGATGACAAACATCGCCGCACAAGACGTATCAGATTTTATCTACGGCTTTTCTGAAGGTCGCGGACGTAATCGTATGGAATCAGGTGCTAACCGTGAGCGTGTAAATGAGACTTTTTGGGCATCACTACACCTAACCTCAGCAAACGCATCAATGTCGGATAAGATTACCTTCCAGAAAGCAACTGCAGACGCTGAACTTGCACGGTTGTTTGAGATTGATATTGAGAAACCTGAGGAACTTGACCCAAACTTTGCTACAGGACTTAGCAGAATACTTGCCGAGAACTACGCTATTGCTGGTGATATTTATTTACAGGCAGTTGTTAAAGACCTTGACGGCTCATTAGCATTGTTTGAGAAAGTCAAAACCAAACTCAATAACAAACTAGGCGCTAACTCAGCTGAGCGTTTTTGGGTAGCCGGCTTCTCATCTATGCTTACTGGCGGCTATATTGCACGTGAATTAGGCTTAATTGAGTGGGACGTTGACGCGTTATTTGCACTTGTTGTTGAGTTAGCTAAAGATAAACGTACTGAAGTTAGTAATGAAGCATTAGATTATCGCGGTGTACTGGGCGAGTTCTTAGGTGAGAACAAAGGTGCAATCTTACAGATCAACGGTAATGATGATGTTCGTAGTGGGTTACCTAACGCGCCTATCGTAAGTCCAAACCTTAAAATTATTGGTCGATATGAACCTGATAATAAAACCTTGTATATTGTACGTACGGTGTTTAAAGAGTATTGTGTTCGTAGGCAAATACCATACAACGCGGCAATCGCAGGGATTCAGGGCGATGTTAAACCTAAAGGTGACGGTCGTATTCGTTTGTTACGAGGCACAGGCATTGATGCGCCGGCGGTACCAGTGTTAGTTTTCGAAGGTAGCTTTGCAGAAATTAAAGGCGCAATCGCTAATGAAACAGCCAATTGATTTACCTGTGGGGGCTATGGATATTGGGGATAGTTTCTTTGTCCCCTGTGTTGACGACGCCGAAATCAGGCGGGAGCTAGCTCGCATATCTGATGACTTTGATTATGCACTTCGAGTTGAGCGTGTAATTAATCGAGGTATGTACGGATTAAGAGTTTGGCGAATTGAAAAACCTGATATATAATTTGGTTGTGGATCTCCAGTCCATGCTTTCTCTCCAAGTAAGCATTTTCCCCCGGTAGCAATGCCGGGGGATTTTTTATTCCATTCGCTTACGTATCATCTTAGTAGGCTCAGTTACTGCTCGGTTTTTCTGCTCAGTAATTTTCTGTATAGCGACACGTTTTTCTTCTTCGCTTAGCTTATCATCAGCCAGTATCCGATTTTGACGTGCACGTAACTGCTCAAGCGTATTACCAATAGCATCAACTGGGCCACGGAGTGCAATCAAATTACGGTTTGCTTCTAAGTATTCTCGCGCAGCTTGTGGATCAGTTTTTACCAAGCTTCTATATGAGTTGTACGCAGACATTACTTTATCCCGCACTTGGTAATAGTCAGCAACACGTTGGCTACCCTCAGGATTATAGAATGCGGTGCCAAGCTCAGGTAACTGGCTTAATTTAAGTTCTGGGCGCTCATTACCTGTAATTGATTCTGCGAGTAAGTTAGTAGCAAACAGTACATCCCTACCCATCGTACCAAACACACCGTTAATAAAATTATCAATTTTAATTGGGCTGACGTTAACTACATTCCCACCAACAGCTTGCATTGAATCACTAATAAATTTAGCTAGTTCAGATGTCTGACCCTCAACAAACTGCAGATTTACGTCCCGTTGTTGTAAGCCTTGCCCAACTAATGCGCGGTCATTAAAAAATGAATAGTTAGTCATATTCTCTAACAGCGGGCGAAGCACTGATGGCATAACGTCATCGACCCCTAACAACAACCCACCAATAGATGATGCTACGGCATGGCCCAATTTACGGTCACTAGCAAACTCAGCATCGATAGCTAAACGGGTAGCTTGTTCCATACCAGCTTTAATTAACATATACTCCGGAGCTACTGGAATACGTAGCGGAATACCGCCGGCACTGATCAGGAAATTACGGTTGCGTTGCTCATCAGAAGCTTCTTCGTAGTCATCATCACCGGCACGCATCATAGCGTAAGCAGCGGACAGGGTAGCCATTTTTAAAATCTTTGCTGCGAGTAACTGCTTAGCCTTTGCCTTTGGCAGCCCGGGAATTTTACCTTGTAGTGCTTCAACCAAACGCCACTCTGACTGTAGTTTAGTATTGATAAACGGTATGGTGCTTAATAAGGCGCGCACCGCTGGCGATGTACCTCTATGCTGGTAGTTCAGCATCATTTGGGCGCGTAGTGCCGCCTCACCTTCAGTAGCACCTTCAGCCACCGCATTCTCATACACAATCGCACGAGCCGCCATATCACTGTTTTGTGCTAACTTTTCCATGTACTCAAGCTTTTTATATGCTTTTTCAAATATAGATTTATTAGCAGCGTCGCGACCAAACAACTCATCAATAGCATTCTCAAAGCTATCTTGATACTCAACAGCACCAATTACCCCACGACTACGCAGTTCACGTGCCAATCGAGTTTCAGAATCGCGCTTAGCGTTTTTAGCCTGCTCGCGTATTGATTGACCAAGCATTTTGTGGAACGGCTGATTAGTACCTGATTGCATCCAACCACGCTCGACGTCTTGCCATACCTGACGGTATATAAATGATGGAGTCAATGTAATAGTTTTACGTAAGATACCGCCTAAAAATCTCATTTGGTTTACAGCCCAGTTGTTTATTACCGGTACTGCACGAAGCATAGCCATATCATTAGGATCGTCAAACTTAAAGAACTGAATCTCACCGTCACGTAAATAGGCTATGGTTTGTTCGTCGTTTGGGTTTTTAAGCTTGACGTGCTTACCACCACCCATCTCTTCCACTTGGTCAATTAGCAGATTTGTCGTATGGTTAAATATTGCTTTTTTGTACAACCACATTTCGTTAAGCGCAATGTTGGTCATAATGTCTGCAACATCATAGTTCTTAGTATCAAACTGCAGCTTTTGTTGTTGTTTAGATGATAGTAAACCTTGCATGAATACGCCATCAGCGCCTTCGCTGTCTTTGATACGGTATAGTGGCACATACTCGAGGCGATTCATTAAAGTCTCTGCTTCTTTTTGTGTGTATGTACCAGACTGAACTAGAAAGTCTATTTTGTTTTTACGCATCGCGTTGTAACGATTACGCCATTTGTCATAAAGCGCTTTATGTTTTTCACGTAATGCATAGCCTTCGGCAGCGTCTTCTTTTGTAAACTCATCAGTAGATTTAGCACCGATTAATTTCAGCGACTTATAGCGATCAGCCAGAATCATATTTGCGATTTGTTGATATGCCGTAGCCTTGCTTACCCCATCTGCTTGTAACGCGTTTAACAGCTCATTATAGTCTTGGTTTAAGTTAACAATGTTATCATCGCTATTGGTTGACTTAATAAAACCTTGTTTTTCAATCTCAAGGCCACCTTGTTTGATCGCTTCAAACGTAAAGTTGTTTGCATTTAGTGAATGCTGACCCATTAAACTACCTAATAAACGACCGGTAGATTTGGTGTAAAAGCCTTCAGGACCATAGTACTCTGTAGCCTTACGATGTATTGTAAACAGTGGACCGACAATCGCATTACCCATGCGATTAAAAAACTCGTCACGCCCTTTGCTCATACCCATGTTCTGTTGCATTTTTTCTTTCATGGTCTGGCGTTGTGGTGCTGGGCGTACAGTTAACCCACGTGCTTTACGTGCTGCGGCTTCTTCAGGGCTTAGTTCTAGTTCTGGGTTACGTGCAATTGAGGCTAGTATTTCTGGTTCGTTTGGTACTGGCTCACCAACTTGTTCTTCAAACGATTTTACTGCACCCATTTCTAGGCGAGCGGCACCGTATAGCATGTCCACTATATCTTTGTCGGAGACTTTGTCGATGTTGAGATGCATTTTCTCAATGGCTTTTTTGACTGCGCTCCACAGCTCAGTAACCCAACCCGCTGCCTTACCAAATTCAGGTTTAGCTTTAGCGCCCGGACGTACACCGTTAAACACTGCAATCTCACCAAAATAGGCGATAACTTCTTTGTCGTTCTGTGCTTGGCCTTCGGCCATTTCAATAGCTTGTTTAGCCATAGCAACTTCTTTAGCTGAGCCTTTACCTTCAGCCATCTGACGAACACGATTTGCAAGCTGTTTAACGCGATCTTTTCCAATTAGGTTGTCTAGACCTTTGTGCTCACCGATCTCGTGCAGGAACACCCCTAGCTCATTACCTTTGGTGATGTTTTGTAGAAAGAAATATGCTTTTCCGTCTGGAGTAAACAATGCTTTGGCAGATGAGTACTTTGCTTTGGTAGCATCAGGTAAATCAGACGCATTAATATCGCCGTCTACAATGTTTACCATACCGTTCTTAACGGCTTGCTTGTACCATACTGGGTTAAACCATTGTGTTATTTTCTCAGCAAACAGTTCTGGTGTAGTTGGCTCAGTTGACTCAGCACGTAATTTACCGGACACATCCTTAGGCTTACCTGTACCTTTCTTAGGTTTAGCCTTACGTGACATCATGTTTTCGTCATCTATGCTATATGGCTCGTTATTTAAGTCATCATACCCAACTATTTCGTCATCATATAAGTCTTCATTTTGTTTGGCTTCAGCAACTTCTGAAGCTAATTCTTTTTCGGCTTGACGACGTTTCTCGGCGATTGTTTGTTTCGATGGAGCTTTTGTTGTCTCTGGCTTAGTTTTTAATGGTGACTTATACCCAACCTCACCCAGTACGACTGAAGCGAGATCATCTGCTGCGCGTGCGCCTTCACTTACGACAGTATCTGCGTAACCTCGATATTCTTGCACTGAGATTTCTTTAGCTTTGAGTAGTTTACCTAACTCAGCCAGTACTTGCTTTTCTTCGCTTAATGCACCTGATTGTGCTTCTTCGCTTGTTTCAGCTCGAACTTCAGATCTTCCAGTAGCTCCGCTAACATCTCCCAATGGTCCTGTGACAGCTGCTTCAGTTTCGGCATCGTCGGTTGCTCCTGATGGGCTAGGCATTGCATCGCGCTGGTTAGCTCGTTTGGATTTAGTTTCACTGACCCCTGATGTGTCAGAAGTTCCACGCAGTGCTGCTGCGGTTGGTTGTTCAAACTTAGTGAAGAGTCCTCGCTGCCCTGCTGGCGCCTGTTCGATTGCTTCATTTGCTGGCTCCTCGTTTAAATTCATTGTTGGGTTTTGATATTGCTCTTCCAACTGAAAGTCTTCTATTTCTTGCTCATTAGGTGCGCGTTCTAGCTGCGCCATTTTTTCTTCGTACGGAACTTCTGGCACCACTTCATTTACAGGAAATGCTTCGTCCGGTATTTGCGCTTGCGCTTGTTCCTGTGCTTGATATGCAGCCCATGCTTCGGGACCTTTTTCAAACGCAGCTTTTTTCATTGGGTCGTTATCAAACAAAGCTAATTCTTTTTCACGAGCTCTAATAGTTTGACTGATACGACGTAACTCCGCAACCTCATCTTTCTGAGATTTTTCAAGGCTTAGTTTTTCTAATGTTTCTGGGTGCGCATTAATAGCATCGTTTAGCTTTTGTTCAGCAAGATCAAACTTTTTCTGTACGTACTTGTTTGTTTGACCGGGCTGCTCTGTTTGTAAATCCATTAACGCTGTTTTTAATTTAGCTAATGGAACCGTTGCTAGCTCAGGCTCAGATGTAACCCCAAATTGTTTTTGGAATGAGTCTTGTACGTCAGCAAGTGCTGTGTATTCGATGTCAGTGTCTGATAGTTTAGCGGCTTTAGTTTCAGCTTTTTTAGTATCGTTAAGCTGCTGTTGTAGCATCTTACGTAAGGCGGCACCGTCTTCTTTTTTAGGGAAGTAGAAATAGTTGTCAAAGTTAGTCAGCAGGTCTTTTACGCCTTCAGCAGATTCAGTTTTTGTAAACATTCCCGGAACATCATACTTAACCGCTTCTTGGATTAACCCCTGACGTTCTTTTACTTTAGCTTGCTGTGCTTGGTAGTCAGCCGCTTCTTTACTTATTTGAGCGTCAATATCTGCTTTACCAGCAATATCTGCTGCGCGTTCTTCACCCGCATACTGGGCTTGTTCTGCGTCTGTTTTAGTTGCTGTGAGTATGTCGGCTTGACGTGCGCGTTCTGCGCTTGATGCAGCTAATGCTGCCTGACGTTGTTTTTCTTCGGCTTCAGATTTTCTTTCACCAGCACGGTAGCTTGAGTATCCTGCACCTGCACCCATAGGTAACGCGGCTAATACGCCCATAGCCATTGACTCAGCTACACCTTCATCCCACGGTTTGTTTAATGCTAGGTTACGCATTACTTGTTCTTGCCCTGATTGTGGCAATTCTTCAAGCACGGCTTCGCTCAAACCAGCTTTAAACATGGATGTTAGTAGCCCGCTTTTCTCGGCAGTACTGGCTCCGCCGGCAAGAATAGTATCAATATCGCCTACATTGAGGTATTTCTGAGCAACCTTACCACCGAACCCACCAAGTACTCCAGTGAACACACCGCTAAGTGTAGATAACCCAGCTTGTTGTCCTGTAAGTAATCCTGTTTCGGTTTGTTGCCTAATATCTTCTGCGGAAAGCCCTGCGCCTACGGCACCTTCACCAATAGCACCAGCAGCCAATGCACCAACCTTTGGGGCAGCACTTAATACACCGCGAGCAATACCAGCACCACCTATCATTGACGGTAAAGATTGCGCGATTGTACTTGTGATAGCAGATGGGTTTTGTAAAGCCGTTTGTACTGTTGGGATAAAACCTTCAGCTTGGCTAACCGCTGACTCAGCGGCTTGTTGTTCTGGGGATTTGTACGTCTGCAGTATTTGTTTAGCTTCTTGCGGTTTAAACCCAACACCTTCAAGTGCTTTACCAACACGACCGCCGGTAGGAATATCAGCTAAGCCAACAATACTTTCAGGTACAGCAATAGCACCTTGAATAGCGCTAAGCCCAATATCACCAGCGCGACGTATTGTACTTGCTTTTTCTGGAGCTACTTCTGGTTTTTCAATTACTGCTTGTGCTCGAACCGGAGGCTGCATTACTTTAATATATGAAGCAATTTCACGGGCGGCTTGATCATCATTGGCTTGCGCTGCGCGTTCAAGTGCGGCGTATAATTCTTCTAATTTTGGCACAAGTGCCTCCTATTATTTCAAATACTTCATGGCTTTTTCGGATAACTTAGGCAGATTAGTTGCGTCTGCATTACCGATATTTTGATTTGCTAATCCCTGATAGTATTCTAACGTTTGCTGCGCAGACTGTAAATCTGCTTTTGCTTCTGCGACATCTTGAGGATCTGCCATTCCTGATTTAATTAGATCACTATATGCTTTTCGTGCAGATACTAAATTTGACTGTGATGAAGTAACCGCGCTACGTAATGAGGCAATTTCAAGTTTTTTATCTTCTGAAACCGCACGTTTTTCAGCCGCTTTTAATTGTGCATCTAATCGTGCATTTGCTGCTCGTTCTTGCTGTGCTAATCTATCATATTCAAACTTTTGCTCAAGATTAAATTTATTAGCATTTAGTTTACCGGCAACATTATCGGCTTCAAGTTTAGTTTTATACTCAAATACTTGAGCTTTCTCGCGTTGTTTAGCGGCTTTAGCAGCTTGTTCACTGTCCATACCATATTTACCAGCCGCGAGGTCTTCAGCGCGTTGTGCTTCAGCAACTTTGGCTTGCGCATTGAATATTTTATCCTCAACGTCACGAAGTTTATCCTGACCTGCTTTATATGCTGCTACGCCTTTCATCCCGCCTTCGGCGATATTGCTTATTGCAAATGGTGATTTACCAGAGGCCATAGCCAAACCAGCTTCAGCAAGCGACATCCACGGCATTTGCTCACCGTACTTAGCATTAGCTGCTTCCATACTGGCTAATTTTTCTGCGGCTTTTGCTTGAAATGGATTTTCGCCGATAATGTCTTTAAACTTACCTGCTGCTTCGCGAGCATCTACATCTTTAGTGTACTCAAATTCACCAGAGCGATCTTTTATTGGGTCGAACGTTAACTGTTCAATGCCTTGTGGTTGTTTGATAGTTGTAGGGGTACGGCCACGGGCTGGTGCTGTTTTAGATACTGTCGTTGTTGATGCTATTCCAGATTCTTGCATTGGAAGGCGTGTATCAACCGCAGGTAATGATGTGTCTCTAGTAGTTGGTAGTTCAGGAGACATTAGCCCTGTTACATTGGTTGCGTTAGGGATTGCGTTTATGCCTGTTAATGCACCGGCGTTTGGTGTTTCTACCACATCTTTAGCACGGACAAGCTTACCGGTATATGGATTATTAACCCAACGTTGGCCAGATACTGTGTCTACAATGTAGTTACCGATACGTTTAAACATATTGCCTTGTGTTGGGGCAAGTTCACCGGCTTCATCAAGCGAACCTAACCCTCTACCCAAAAAGCTACCTTGAATCGCGCGGTTGTAGTCGCTGGTAGCGCCACCATTATCAAAGTGTTGTACTTCTCCGCCGTCTTCAAACGCAATAATCCCACCTGCCGCATAGGCTTCTTCACTACCTACGTTATCTACTGGGATACCGGCAATGCCCTGCGGTGCTTGTGGTTGCGCTTCTGATACGAGCTGTTCCGCTACGCTTGGTTGAGCGCCTTGATTTTGTTCGCCCTGCACTTGCTCGCGCATTTTCTTACGGCGTTGGAGCTCTGATAAAGCTAAATACGTTGGCACTTGCCCATTTGGGTTTTGTACGTAGCCAATTAAAGACTGATCAGGTACGCCTTTTAAGTCATTTTGGAGTTTTACGATATTCATTTGTTATCCTTAACCTAACGCTTTAGCTAAACCTAACCCTGCCAAACCAAGCCCAGCGATTTGTGACGTGGCTGATGGTGTTGGGGTATATTGTACTTGAGTTGAACCCAAAGCGCCTGCATTACCTCGAAGCACATCACTGTAAAATTGTAGTTGTTGCTTGGCATAGTTTTGTTGCGCCATTTGATTTTGATATGCAGCGTCTAATTCTTTTTGTTGCAGTGATTGTTGTGATGCGCCTGTTGCTTCTTGTGCGGTTAGTCTTGCTAAATCAGCTTGTTGTGTTTCAGAACCCAATGCACCGAGAGCTTTAGATGTATCAATACCACCTTGCATACCAGCTAGGCCTAATTGTGAACCTAATGTAGCCGCATACTGCTGTGCTTGTTGTTGACGTTGCTGATCAGCATTAAATTGTTGCTGTGCGTTTGTGTATGCATCTGCAGAGCCACGGTATTGGATGTCAGCTAATTGTTGATTTAAACCACGACCTTGCTCGGCTTGAAGTAATGCTTGGCGGGCACCGCCAAATGTACCCCTACCAATAGAACCCAAAGCACCAGCTTGTTTATCCATCTGACCTTTAAGCGTTGCTTCACGTAACGCGGTATCAGTGACGTTTTGTTGGTATGGGTTCATGTATTGCTGAGCTTGCGCGCCGCCAAATGTCTGAGCTGATTGCGGGTTATACATAAACGCTTGGCCTAAACCTTGAAGCGCTGTACCGTAACCTAGTTGTTGCCCAGCAGACAGACCAGCAGACGATTGCCCAAACTCACCGGGACGTGTCATACCAGCAACAGCTTGTTGTGTTTGTTGTTGCAGTGGAGTAAACCCAGCAACTTGCTGTTGAGGTAAATTAGTTCCCGGCTTCATGCCGGTTACATTACCGGAACTGTCAGTACTAAATACTTCTTTACCAGTCTGCTTTAACAGTTCTTGGTAGTATGGCTGTGCATATTCAGGTAAGTTAGTTGAGTATGATGTAGATGTAGTAGACCCGCCACCGCCACCCCCACCATCGCCACCGCCACCTTCAAGTGTCATACGTTTACCAATAGGCTGAAATGCCTTAATAGGCAACATGTCTAAATGATTGTATCTCATAATCTTCGTTCCACCATTACGTAGCGGCTTTCAAAGCCAAATTTTTTCTTCCAAAGTCTAGCTACTGATTCGAATGCAGCGCCTCTAATTGCTGTACAACCTTGCGAACGTAGCCACTCAATAAACATATTCCAAGCTTCTTCGTATGTCGCACCACCAATAGAAGTAATAAATGCAACTCTATCATTTGGGTAGTTAGTCCATTGTATCGTAAGTGCGCCTTTTATTTCATCCGCATCATTACGGATTAGGATTAAGGTGTTAATTCCTTGAGTTAAATATACCTTAAGTTGATCCGCAGTATATTCTCCGCCTGACCGTTGTAGCCCTTTTTCAATATATGCTGATACTTTATCCCAAACATCATAAACAAAATGTTGTGGAACTACTTGGATTGAACTCATGTTGGCATAAACTTATTAGGGTTAATTTGTTTACCTTGTTTTTTTGTACCTGTACGAGCCTTACGTACTTTATCTAGCATGTTATATAAACGTTGTGATCCTGCTTTAGTCGAACCGTTACCTAAGTGAGAAACTACATCTGCGGGAACAACAAATTCACCATCTGCTAATCGTGCTGGTTGTTTACCTTCAATTGTAGCAGGGATACTGTCGGACATACCATCGCCCGGACCGTCTAAATACCCACCTTTAGCATAGCCCATTGCGCCACCTTGAGCCATTGCTTGTAATCGACCTAAGCCATACCCATCTTGACTTAATTGCGGGGGTGCTATGCTATCAGACGTGCTATATAAATCTTGCAAACCACCTTGAGCAATGGTACCACCTTCAGCGTACTGTTTATTTATGTTTAGTCTAGATAACGCGGTTTCTGCGGTAGATGCAGTTGGCGCCGTGTCTGCAGTTGCGCCCATAGAACCTAACCCTGCGATTCCTGATCTAGTTGTTGCGGCTGGGCCACCAGTTGCAGTGCCCATACTTCTACCCATTCGAGATGCATTCGCGGTACTGCCCATACCACCACGACCAGCCATAGCTGCCGCTAACTGTGATTCATACGCTGAACGAGCTGTTTCAATTTGATCATTATCTGCAAACAAACCTAATACCGGAACTTGAACTGAAGGCATTGATTGCGCTGTACCTAATCCCATTATTCCCATACTACCTGATGATTGCGGTTCTTCGTCGGGGTTATATCCGTACTTAGCATTAATATCAGTTACATCTAGCGGCACCATTCCTGCGCCTTGCATTGCACCTGCCCCACCACCTTTTAAAGCGTCACCGCCATCAGCAAACGATACTGGACCACCTTGAGCGTACAGTTTTAAACCTGTGTTAGTATTTAAGTTTAGTGTTTTGTAAGGGTCGTATTTTTCATTTGGGTTCTGACCCGGTCTCATTGGATCACCATAAAGGTCTGATGGTTCTAACCCACCAAGAACAGCACTTCCGATTGGCATACCTAATGTAGTAGCTGCTGATAGATTACTTACTGGAGCCTTACCTGCGCCGGCTAAACCTTGTTTAAATGCATCCCAAGAACCTTCTTGGCCAGTTACTAAGTTTTCAAATCCTTGACCAGCGTTAGCTAATGACTGTTGCGCTGACAACGAACCTCCCGGAACTGCACTACCAATAGCCCCACTACGCATTATATCTGTTCCGCCAATACCTTGACCTAAGTAGCCTGCATCTCCCGGAAGCGCAGATTGCGCAAAAGTGTTTTTAAAAGCTACGCCGGGGCCTGTATTCGATACAATATTTTGTGCTGTGCTTCTAGCAATAGGATCAAAGTTTACGCCTGATTGTGCTAATGATTGATTTAACTGAGGAGTGCCTATTTGTTGAGCTGCGCCTTGCCCAAACTGTACGCCAGTGCCTGTTGGAACTGTACTCCCAGATAATTGAACCCCGCCCGCAGCTGGTGTAGCTGTTCTGGCTCCAGCATTTGCAAAACCTGAACCAATATTAAAACCACCATAACCACCCATGCCGCCGGTCACTGCACCCATCAACGGGTCTTTTTTATTTGTTAAAGCGCCTGTAGCTGCACCTGCTGCAATACCTGCCCATAATGGAGCTCCGGCACCGCCTGTAGCTGCACCAGCAAAAACTGGTAGTAATGAACTAAAGAACCCGCCTAAGCTAAACGCCTCTGGTAGCCCAGTTTTAGGGTTAATTGTAAGTGATGTTCCTTGCGTTTTGGCAATAGCTTGTAGGCCGGCAACTTCATGTGGTTGCATATGAACCAGTGTCGAATCACCGTTGCGACCTAACTGAGCAATGCCTTGTGCGATTTGGTGTGTTGCCATTTTTAATCCTTACTTATTTTCCTGAATAATAGCATTAATATAGTGCTGAGACAAACGTTAAACTACCGCTCCACTAGCGTTTACCCAAGCAGAACCGTTCCACCAAATAGGTACTCCTAAAGTTGTATCAAAATATTGTTGCCCTATGTTTACTTTGTTTACTGGTCGAGACGCCGTATTCCCAGTAGAAGGAAGCGCTAATAGATTAATATTGTTACTTACTTGATTAAAGTACAACCGTAATACATTGTTTAATGTGTCGAAATAAGTCTCACTATACACATTAGGTGCTATAGGTAAATTTGGTGCGGCAACTGAAGTCACTATTTGCGGGGTATTAGGTAACGCCATTATTAATTCCTTGTACCGTCTGGACGTGCATCAAAACGAGGCATGCCTAATTGCCACTGGGTGCCTACCGTATCAGAGCTAATTTTAAAGTTCATTTGGCGCCCACGAGCACGAACAAAAACTTGGTTTGTGTATTGGTCAATCGTTGCTGATGCAGTAATGACCCCGCGTTCTGTAGGTTGGTTCGATGCATTGGTTACCGCAGATGATGCACCGGGGAAGTTACGTACTCCTACAGTCATTTGAACCTCAGGAACAATCGCAGCACCGGTCACCGGGTTATTGACTTCTGATCCTCGGAAGTTAACGTCAGGAAGAATACGACGTAACAACATATATTTATCGCCATCAGAAATATCAACGTCGGCTGACTGGATATAAGACGTTATTGCTAGTGGGGGTGCACCTAGTGGCTGCCCATCATCAGTGCCATTCTCGTGGAAATACAACCAGCCGTCGTTTACGGCGAGCGGATACTGGCTAACCACTGCATCAACCCAAGCAGTACGTTCCAATTGCCCATAGTACCAGATGTTTTCGGAATAGTTATATATCACATATCGATCAACTTCAGTAGCGTTAGCTGAGCAGTAGAACCAAATCACTTCATTAAACTGGGCATTACTACCGCCAAAAAATTTAATTGCCTGATCCCGATTAATATCTTGGAATATGTATTGTCGTAATGTGCACGGTAACGTATCAACTCGCCCTGAATACATATAGAACTTATCGTTACCCATCCAGTATGTAATGTTATTAGCGCCAACCACAGCGTTAGGGCCGATGATTGATGTGTGTGCAGATAGTTGTTGTAGTCCAAATACTTCCGCGGTTCCAAGATACTGTAATGAATTAAGTGATGTATCTGTCCAAATCAATGTTTCTTGGCGTGTTGATATACTTGTAATAATTTTAGAACCTGTTTGTAGGCGTAAAAACCCAGCGGAATTAGTCAATGTTGGTTGCCAATTTTCAGGTTCTGGTCCAATATCTGGGTCAACGTTAGACCAACGAATCATTAACGGATCAAAATATCCTAAGTAGTCTGGGGCCGCGGCTAGCGGATCATAAGTTGTACCGCCCAGTGCTAATAAGAACCCTTGCGAAGTAAACTGAATCTTGCCTACTTGTTGAGGTACAGCTACCGCACCAATAAGACTTGATATTAATACTGCTCGCGCTGTTGATACGGTGTTATACACCCAGTAGTAAATATCCCCACCATTAATATTAAACACTAAGTCATCATTAAAGTTATCTTGGAATATCAAGCGAGGTAAAGTGTAGATAGGTACAGCAGAACCCGCACCCCAACCACTACGCCCCCAAGCGCCCGCACCCCAACCGTAACCTAGTGTGGTATTTACATTACCAATATTAATTTGAAAGGCTGCACTGATTGCTGTACCACCACCCGTAGTCGTAGATGTTGCTGCAGTTGCTACCGTAATATCAAACGTATCTGTTGTAACATTAAATATTTTAAATTCTTTGTTTATTTCTGCAGCAAGAATACCACCTACATCAGTAGCACCAGCAAATGTAACCCATGCGCCTTCTGTAGCGCCGTGATCAATAAGAGTTACTGTAACAGTTGTTGTCGTATCAGTAGTGCCGAAGCAGTTATCAGTGCTAGGAGTTGTTACAGATGTGTATGTTACCCGAAGTGGCGTAATATCAATTAGGTTTGAACCTACTGAAACATAAATCTTTTCGTTAGTACCGATACTAATTGGATCACCACCGTCTATTGTATTCCATGAGAATAATGATCGAGCAACGCCATAATATGGTTCAACCGTATTTACTTTCCACCCACCAATTTTTTCAGGGAAGCCTGAACGAAATCGTACCTTATCCATCTCATACCAACCGCTCTCAGAAGCATAATTGGTTTGATCTCGATTAATCCCCGGTTTAAATACTAGTTTGGAAAGCGCCATTATTAATCTTTCTTACCAAAAGTTTGTTGGTCCCACTCAATGATTTTATTCATTTGCTCACGGAGCTTTTCCCACCTTGCGGCGTTGGTGTTGAGGTTTTCAAGGATTTCGGCGTCAGTAATAGCGGGTCCATCGGTGGCTCCAGTAGCTCCTGCGGAATCCGTGGACATTGACTCTTGTCCAGATAATGCGTCGTTCCACAGCCGGACAGCATCCCAATTAGCAAAACATACCCGGTTATCTGTAGCTTCTTTAATTTTTGCATAGCGAATTACCTCTTTGGTGACAATCTCTTGTTTACGTTTTTGAAGGTCACTAATTATGACTCTGTTCTGTGCGTCCTGCATATCTGCCTGACGGATGATTTCTTCTAGCTTGCGTTTGTATTCGGCATCGTGACGCCAACCATTTATTTTCCAGCCAGCGCCAAAAGCGGTGATAACCACCGCAAGTAAAACAATTAACTTAGTCTGTAGACTAAACCCCATCATTTCCCAATGCTCGAACTGGTTGCAAACCGTAAAATTACATTGATTGCCGACACAGTCATGATAATACCGAAATATACGCGTGGGTCAAAGTAATCTGCGATTAAATGTAAGGACGCTTCAGCAGCGGCACCGGCTGCAACAATAGCATTAAACCAGACTAGTTTAGATTTATACCACGGTTTGGCTTGTGTACTCATGATATAAACAACTGTCTTTCTGCCTCACGGCGTCGTACTAACCCATTAAGTTTTTTACTACCTGCATATACCCACTTACTAAATTCTTTACTTGCACCGGTGTAATCTCCGGCGTTTAATTTTTTAAGTAATGTACTGGTCAGTAAATTCTTGGCTCCAGCGTTGTAAGCAAAGTCAACCAACGCGTCAAACTGATTCTGGTTGATTTCTACCTTTACATATCTATTAACAGCGTTTTCATAAGTAACAAGCGTAGCTCGCATTAGATTATTAGCTTCAGTTTCCGTTATGGGTTTATGTGCCATTGTAATTGGTTTACCATCGGTATCGCGTGTAGATCCATACCCTATAGTAGCAACCCCAGCTGGGCACAAATACGGCTTAGCGCTAAACCCTTCGAAACGTTTAATTAGCTGTATACATTTGTCAGAGGCTTTTTTCACTTTGGTAGTTTGCCTATAACGCTTCGATTTTAGATGTTAGCGCTTGTAGCTGTGCAAGCAGTTCTGCTTTGGTTGGTTCTGGTAAAGGTATGTATTCAGGTGTTACGGGAGCGACAAATTGCCCATCAACATAAACCCATTCAGCTTCTACTTCATCAGGGCAGTCCACCCAAAACAAAGGTTCGGCAACGGGGAACTCTGCGCTAGTGATTTCACAAACGCGGTTATTTTCTAAAGGTGAAATAAGTGCTTTTTTCATTATTGATACTCCCAAACAATTACGACCCCTGAACCCCCAGCGCCGCCTGAACGAGCATTGCCTGATGTGCCAACAGCCCCACTTCCACCTGTACCCGTATTAGCAGTGGCAGCATTTCCGTTTGCTGGACTTGCACCAAATCCACGGTTTCGGCCATTCCTGAATGAAGCGCCGCCGCTACCGCCGTCGTCTCCACTATCCCCATAATCTCCTCTTGAGTTATAGACACCGCCAGAACCAACACCTGCCACACCGCCGCCACCACCGATTGTCACAGTTTCGGAAGCAGCTAAAGAAGAGGCCTGTATCATTTCAAATGCGTAACCACCGCCGCCACCACCGCCTGCTGCACCGCTATACCATTCTGTGCCGTCTGAAGTTAATACGTTAGTAGATGAACCAGGTGATGTAATACCTGTGCCACCTAATGTAGTATCTACAGGACTGTCAAGGTCAACAATAGCTGGTGCTGAAATACCTGTTGTGCCGTCTAGGATAATAGCCATATTAAGTCCCGCTTGTAGATGCTAATAAATAATAAGTAGTACCGCCAATATTGATTGCAACTTTATTGGTAACAGTATTTGTTGTTGAAGCACTAACTGCTGTTGATGCAAGTAAATTGCCTGTAGCTGCTGGCAAAGTAATTACTGTAGAGCCACTTACTGCTGGGGCTTGTAATGTAATCGTTCCTGAAGTATCTCCTGCAATGACGACTGCGCTCATAATGTGATTCCTTTTAATTCATCTACCGTTTTTGCTGTATCAGCTAGGTTAGTAATATCACGCAGACGTTGTTTTTCAGCTACGATTGATGCTGTATCTGCACCTGATTCCAAAGCACGTTGAAACTCTACATCTTGAGCAGCTAACAATGGCTCACGTTCTTCACGCAAACGCTCTTTAGTAATCTGTTTAGCTTTATCTAAATTAATCGTTATCATTTACAGTTACCTCTTGTTTTGGTTGTAATGCAAACCAAGCGTCATAGCCTAGTCCTACGCCATCAGGGTCTGTGATTTCAGCTTCCCATGCGCCACGAAATGTTCTATCTTCTGGGATAGATGCTGTGTCCACAATCTTGTAAGCTACGCCAACAGGAACATCTTTCTTGGCTACTTCTTCAATGGCTAGTTCACCTGTAGGAATAATGATGCTCACGCCACCATCGTTGTTTTGATAAATAATACGTTGTGTCATTTTATTTCCTTATCTATGAATAGAAACAGCTACCGTAGTTCTATCTACTGGAGTGCCTGCAGTATTGACAACTCTAACCATTACAGATGATGTTGATGCTGAACCTGTTGTTCCAGACAGATAACAAAAAGCAGCAGCACTTGAATCATCACTTGTTATTCCATTTGTTTCATAATTAGCATCTGGCAAAGCTGTAGTAAAGTTTACTGTGTAAATTCCAGTTCCACCATCTGTAATAGAACTAACATTGCCACTAGCACGAATAGCTACTGTACCTGTACCGTTAAAGTTTACCCAAGCACGACATCCGTATGCGACTGCTGCTGAACCATAGCCAGAGTTGAATGATAGATTGCCGTTAACAGCAACAGACATTTGAGCTGCATTATTGGTATAAATATTAAAAGGCAAAAATGAACCAGTACCTTGAACATTACCATTGACATAATATTCACTAGCGTTTACGCCAAATCTAGCTCGTAATGAATTATTCATATCACTGTTGTTATATGCATCATAACTAGCTGATACGCTTGTTCCATTTGGAATTATATTAAAAAGAGTTCCACCATTTGTTGTAGTAGTTTGGAATGCTGTACGATTGCTGAAAGTACCATTACTAAAATCAGCGGTAATACGAGGAGCTGTGCCACCTGTATTAGTAAAATTAGCTACAGTATTGCCACCTGCCTGAAGGGTTAAAACACCACTAGCATCAGCAGTAGAAACTAATCCACCTGCCCCACTTGTACTTGCGTTAATTGAACTTGCCATTTATATCTCCTAAAGAACTACCCAGCGGCTGCCGCTAGAAACTGTTACTGTAACCCCAGCATCCACTGTGATAGGTCCTGTTGTCATTGCATTTTTTGTACTTGGTATGGTGTAGTCTGTTGTAACACTTTGATCATTTTCAATAAATACTTGGTTTGTACCGCCACCTGTTGCACCACCACCCACTGCACCCCATGCTGTACCATCATACCCTTCAAATCGAGTAGCTGTAGTATTAAATCGAAAATATCCCGCTTGTGGGCTAACGTCTTGTTGCGCTGTGGTACCTGCAGGGATAATTGCTGAACCTGTTGCACCTGTAGCAATACCTAAATTAATCACTGCGTTAGCTGCTGTTGCTGCACCTGTACCACCTGAAGTTACTGGAAGCGCTGTGCTTAATGACACTGCACCGGTCACACCCAAAGTACCACCTATTGTTGTATTACCTGTAACCCCTAAATTACCACCAATAGCAAGCGCATTTAGATAACTAACAGCGTCCAGTACGTTTGTGCCATTATTATATATAAGTGTTGTTCTACCTGCTGGAATAGCTATGCCTGTACCTGTTGAGTTTTTAACTGTAATGGTATCAGCACAACCGTTGTTAACTATATAGAATTTTTCAATTGCCGGAACAATTAAGTTCTGAGTTCCGCCAGATACACCAATTAAGTTAAGTCGTAGATTACGCGCAGTTTGCGCACCGTTGGTGTCAGTTAGGGTTAAAGTAACGGGGCCGCTAGCAAAAGTTACATCAGCTGAGCCTGTAATCGCTTCTTCAATTGCGGTGCCTAAATTGACATTCGTGGTGGTACCCCAATTACCAGACTGTTCGCCTGTTCCGATAAGCTCAATTTTTAGTGATGAATACGTGCTTGCCATTTTTTAATCCTTTGATTTACCGCCATTTTATACTTACTGGTTGTCATCCACAAGCACCCAATTTGGTGATTGTCCATCATTAATAGCAACCCATAAAGTTGTTTGCGTATCGTTTATCGGCACCCAATTTGGTGTTTGTCCATCAGGTATATTAAACCAACCACGTGCATACTGGGTTTCACTTAATGTAAACAAGTTATCGTTTACCACCCCTACAAACTGCGCTGATACATTCTGAGTATTAAATAACGTAATGTTTTCAGCTCTTGTTACTACAAACGCTGTAGTTACTATTTGTTGTGCTGTTACCACAACGCTTTCATTTATTGCGGTTACAAAGTCAACTAGTACATCTTGGTTTTCTACTAATGTTTCAGTTTCATTTACTGTACATACAAACGCTGTCTGCACATTAGCATCATCTGTAACCGATACTAAATCATTTACAAAACATAAAAAGTCTTGGTCTGAATCAGTATCCAATTGCAGTAGAGCCATTAGATCAGTTACATGTCCAACAAAACCTGCGATTACGTCTTGTGTTTCAATAAGTGTCTGGATCTCATTTACAGTAGCAGTGAATATTGCGACCACGTTTTGTGCATCAGTTATCGTAGTTGTTTCACTTACCGTGCCAGTAAAGCCAGCGATTACATTTTGTGCTTCTGTTAATGTTTCGGATTCATTTACGGTAACTAAATATGCCGCACTTCCTACTTGTTGCTCTGTTAATGTCTCAGTTTCATTTACTGTACCTAAAAACGCCGCTAGTACATCTTGTGCTTCAGTTAGGGTTTCAGACTCATTAACCACCCCCATAAACTGCGCTAATACATCTTGCGCTTCTGTAAGTACTAAGTTTTCACTTTTACTCACATCATAATTAGCTACTGCGTTCTGAGCATCCAATAAGGAAATCGCTTCAGCTACAGAAACTGAAAAAGCCGCACCACTTAAAGAGCTATACGGAACAGCTGAAAATGAAGCTATTCCAAACATTTACAACACAATCCACTTACTACCTGATGGGATAGTAACAGTCACGCCTCCAGATACAGTAATAGGGCCTGTTGACATAGCACTTGATCCACTAGGTATACTATAGTTAGAACTTACAGTTAGGCTATTAACAAACAACCCATTAGTAGCATTAATTTGAGGCGCGTAGCCGGTCAGAGTTGTATCTTGGATAACTGCTCTACCTGCTGGGTAATCGCACCATACATCTTTAGAGCCAGCGGAAAAATTAACTGCGGCCCCTGAGTTAGAAGAAGCCAACACTGTATCTCTAGATAACGTAGTTCCTGAAGCGGTATACGTGCCAACGCCTACTTCCCATTCTGTTCCGCCAGCTATGACATAATAGGTAGTATTGCTATTGCCAATCGCACTGAATGTTTGAAACCCTGAAACTGCACCAGCAAGTGTTACCGTGCCGGTACCTGTCGTCGTTGTGGTTTCTCTAACTCTATCTCTAAATACTAGAGCCATTTTTGGCTCCTAATTAAGCAGCGGTTGCTGAGTATGTAACGCTTAATGTATCACCACTAGTAACAATTTTATTACCTACAGTAAAGTCGCCCGCACTGAACAATGTGCCTGTAGTGTCGTCAGTTGTTGCTGCGCCGCCAATGTTGATGAAACAGCCTGCTACGGTACCTGAACCTGTCATTGTAAATACAACTGCAGCACTTGTAGCAATTACACCCGCTGCGGCCGCCCCAAATGTTGGTGTCTTACGTGTACCTGAATATGTCGGTGCATTAGCAGCGCCAACTTCTAGCCAACTTGCATGGGACGCTTGGGTGTCCCCTACGTCTGCAGTACCTACGCCTTTTAAGCCCATTACTACTGCACCTGCAGCTACGTTACCAAAGATTGTGTCTAAGGTTAAGTTTTTACCTACTGTAGTTACTAAATTGTGGATGTCATCTTTCCATTTTAAGTTACCATTGGTATCATGGCACTCTACGGTGTAGTATCCTGAGATACTTGTATTTTCTTCTTGACCAGCGTTGCGCACTATTGATGCATCGCAAATATCAGCCATCTTTGTTTTTTCATTTAACATAATAAACTCCTAATTAATCCGAATAATGGCGTTGTTTGCATCCGCCGTTGGAAACCTAATAGTAAACGTATTTGTTGCTGTTTTATCTTCACCAAAATTAAGCACAGCTACAGCTGCATTTGTTGTGGCATTATATATCAACGCGCCGCTAGTAGTAAAATTAGCGGGATTCCAAGTAACATTATTAAATGTTACGATCGCTGTCGATCCACTTAAGCTAGGGTTAACTTTTGTTAGTGTTACTCCCCCTGCTGTATACCCTGTACCTGTTACTTCATCAGTCGTAGTATATACTGTTGTGTTACTACTTAAGTCCGCATCGGCCGTATATAGCGCTATCTTGTATGTGTACGCGGAACCCACATCAAAATCTTCAAGACCTTTGAGTATATTCAGCTTAAATATATTGCATAGTTGTTGAGTTATCATACAACAGGTACCCTAACTTGTCCGCTGCGATACGCATCGCGTCTATTTTTACCATCACCCAATTGTTTAAGTAATGCCATAGCATCGTCATAACGTTTTTGATACCCTGCAATAACATCAGCTTCGCCTTTCATGTACGTATAAGCTTCCAAAAGCGCTCCATATAACAATACAGAGTCAAAATTATCACCAAGCCAAGTAGTGCCAGCGACAACAATGGACTCAGGATAATAAAAATAATGTAACTCCACGTCATAGTTGTCGTCCGGCGTCGGGCCCAGTATGAATGTGTTTTGGTCAAACTGCGCATAATGGGTCGGTTTGCCTGAAACCGTTGGAAACGGAAACGCTTCACGAATATAGTTAACGTCTTTATTAAGCAAGTACTCATATTCACCTGTTACAGGATCTGAAATTGCTACGGAGTATGTCGCAAGCCAATCGCTAGGGCATGTTAAGTATTTATTTGCGACGGTAGTCGTACCAGTTACGTTCCTGCGTAACGCTGGTAGTTGAATTGCGTTATATACCCGTTGTTCTGTTTGTCGAATAAAGGTATCTATATCGTCGGTTTGAAACTCATTTTCAACGTAACTTTGGATTTCTGCGACTAATTGAGCGTAATTCATGTTGACCCTTATTGGCTATTTTTGCTGTAGCCTGTGCCTTTAGTAGCTGCGCCTGTACCACGTTTCTTTTTGGTTTGTGTGTTTGCTACATTGTTTGGGTAACCTGCATCCGGCATGTTAGGCACGGGTACGTTCTGTGGTTGTTTATATTCTGCCATTTTAATACTCCTTATGTAATACTTATTGTTACTGTACCTACTGCGCCTTGCGCTATTAAATCATTTGGCATAGGTAAATTTAGTGAATTAGATAAACCAACAGGTTCCCAACCCCACTGAATTACTCTGCTACCCCCATCACCGCCAGTTCCGGAAACATAATACCCAGTCTCAGGTCTTGGATTACGTAATGCTTGTGGGTCTGAAACCGGATACATACCAAGTTGTAATTGCGGATGGTCTGGGTTCCAACAGCTCGGGCATGCAAGTATGTTAACATTCTTTGTTTTAATAGTCAGTTTTTTTAATTGCTTAAGTTTGTATCTAAACCCACAAACGTCACAACTAGCAATCGCCCAACGTCCTGAGGAATATTTAGATGGCATAAGAATTCCTCTTTCTGATATTATCAATCCACGGAATAACTTGCAAATTCTTAGGTGTGTGTAGCCCACATACATGCGTACCTTTGATAGGTACTATATGATCTACATGCCAACTATACCCAAACATTTTTGTACGTATTGCCGCAAGCAAATATATTTCTTTAATTACCCATAAATCTTCTTTAGTTAACCATTTTGGAATTTGGTTTTTAATTCTTTTTTTACGTGCTGTAGCTAAAGCAATAATTTGCCCGTGGTTTTTTTGTCTGTATTCTTTTTTTTGTTTTAATATGTTATCTCTATGTTTTATATATTGGACTTGTTTGTATTCTTTAGTTGGTGGATTTTTTTGTTTATTACTTAGCTCACATGCCATGCATTTTCGGTCTGATACGCGTCGCTTAGCTACGTGCCCATATTTACATTTCCGTCCAGTCTCGTAATGAGACAAACCAAAAGCAATCGCGTCTTTACGCTCCATTACATATACCCTATTCTAGGTGCCAATCGCAATGATGCTTTCTCGCGGTCTTCATCCGCTGCCTCACGAAACACTTCGTCATACATTAGTTTTAAGTCAGCTGAACGTCCTGAAGCTTCTGGAATTTTAATACTTAAATGAAATGCTAATCCAGCAACCAATGCTGGTAAGAATCGAAACGGAATATCTGCAGTTGTTACACCACTTCCCATGTCTTGTACACGACGTAATCTCCAGTACACAAAAGTGTATGGGATAGAGCCATCTGGTGTAGGCCACACATTAATCTGTGGATACTTAATGCCTGTTACGGGGTAGTTTGCGCCTGATTGACGATTAATCCAGACTTGAATTGGACGACCCTGTGTATTTTTGTTTGGGATAGTTGAGTATGTTGAACCTGAGATACGGTTAATATTGATGTCTGTTTGATTCTGCCCTGTGCCTGTACGCACCACGTGATCTAGTAAATCGATTGTATCAATCGGAAGGTCATAAACAATCTGACCCTGCACTAATGGGATCTCGCCTTGTTCAACGGTCCATAGGTTAATGCCTTTGTTTGCCCACTCAATGGTGAGTAAATTTAATGACCTGCGAGCTGTTTTTAAATCATAACCTGTACGTAACTCGGAACCACAACGTTCAAACGCCTCTTCCACTAGCGAATTAAGATCTAAATTAAATCCCGATGTTCCTGTTGTAGTCATTTAGTTTTCCTAAAAGGTTTAACCTTTTGTTTGATTTTGTCAGGTTGGGCAACAAACTGCTTACCTGCTGCCTTACCTTTACGTTTTGCTGCGGTCGTAGCAGCGTATTCTTGCGGGCTTAATGCCTTAATTGCTTTTTCAGGAAGGTATCGTTCACCTGTATCGCTTGAGCGCTTACCGGATTTAGTGGTCCACTTTTGTTCAGTCCACTTTTTTAACGACTTTTGGCTTTTTGCTAATCCGCTCATTTATATCCACCACCAGCGGCTTTATATTTCTTAGCTACTAACTGTGCTTTACGAGCTGACCATTGTCCTGCGCCTGTACCTTGCGTTGCGCTAGCTTTGACTTCATTAAAAATGCGTTTACGTAATGATGGTTTTGTATAATTTCCTGCGGCATTAACTTTCGTTTCGCCACCTTCTTTGTACATGTCGACCGTATCAGGGTCATCTTTACGAGTAATCTTTTTGGGCACAACTTTTTTAGGCATTTTTTTACCTAATTTACTTGGGTTCATTGCACCCATACCTCTAGATTGACGCATTTTTATATCTCCAACTAGTGCTACACAAAACGGCCTTTTGTCTTACCTTTTTTCTCACAGCCAACAGCACCACCTTTAGCGAACTTACGTGTTTTTGCGTAGTTGTCCGCAGCTTTTTGGTTTTTCATGTCTTGATTTTTGTCTTTAGCAAAGTCAGGAACTGCTTCTTTAGGCATTGGTTTTTTAGGTTCTACCTTACCACCTTCAGCGTATTTCTTCATAACTTTACCGCCGCATTTAAGTTTTGCTAAGTCTGATTTTTTACCGCCGTGTAACTGTTTTTCATGCATGCCTACAGCTTTTTTGGCCATTGCTTTGTCTTGCTTCATGTCGTTTTTCATTTTATCGTCCTAACCAATGTTGAATTATTTGGGTTATAGCTGAACCTAACACACCACCAGCACCGCCTAACATCATTAATACTTTCCAACCACCTTTAGCTTCTGATAGTGTTTGGTTTATCTGATTTAGTGCTGTCTTAATGGCTTCCATATCGGCAACCATTCTGTCCATATCAGCCTGTAAATGTTTAATTTCTGTCTCATGCACAGCAAGTTCGCGTTCTACACTCATTTAACATTTCCATCTTTTTAGTGACGCGGCTTTACGTGTTGGGCGACCTTTTTCATCTTTCATCGGGCCCGGCATTCCGCTCATACGAGCGCAAAAAGATTTACGTCTGGCGGCGTCTTTGTCAGTTTTTGGGTTTGGCGCTGGCGCCTTCAGATTTGAGCCTGTAGCTTTGTTATACTTGGCTCGACCTTTTGCGGTTAAACCTGCCCCTTGCGAGACAGGTAATTTCTCACCGCGACCTACAGCTAATGTTGGGTTCTTCTTAGCCATAGAAAAAAGTCACTGAAGTTACTTGCGTTATAGTTACGTATGGATCAGCACGGAACAACACACCTTCACCGGGTAATGGTAGATATGTAGTACCTGTGCCGGCAGTACTTGCTGGGGCATCTATTTTAATGCGTTCTGTGCCGCCAGCTCCGCCGTCTTTAAACGATACTGAACCTGCGCTAGCGCCATTAACAAAATAAACACCTCTAACACGTGTACCGCCAACACCTGATGCACCTGTAGCCGTTAAATTCTTGGCTAGTATGTCGGTTTGCATTCCCATGATAACTATTCCTTAGTCTGTGGTTTAGCTGGTTTTTGTGCAACGGGTTGTGGTGCGGGTTGTTTTACACCAATACCTCTAGCCGCTAACTCTTCTTTTGTAGGTGGTACGAATTTAATCGTCATAATATTCCCCTACTAAACAGCAGAAATAGTAGCTAGCGTGTCAACACGTAACCAATTTGTACCGTCAGAAAAAGCCAAAACTGGAGAACCTGCGGCGCCGTTTGATGTGTATATAATGGTACCTGCCAGTGATGCGGCTGATGGTGCGGAAGCAACGGTGTATGTTGGAACTTGTACTGCTCCAACGACTGAACCTTCAAAGCCGTTGTCTGATTTGACTGGGCCGGAGAACGTGGTACGTGACATGTTATGTCCTTTCGAGATATAGCTCATTATTGCACAGTCTCTATACCGTCTGCTAGGCCAGTCTGTGCAACTAAATATTTCCTAGACGTGCGTTCTTTATACGTTATAATTAATAAAACGTCAAGTGGATTATCGTATGCCTATCAAAGACTTGGTTAAGCGAAAAGAAAAACATCGTGAGTATTCAAAGAAACATTATGAAGCTAATCGGGCTGATTGTATTGCACGTAATGCAGCGTCAAAAAAGAAACTAGCACAGGATTTTTTAGCGTTTAAATCTCGTTTATCGTGCGAAAAATGTGGTGAAAACCACCCAGCAACGTTAGATTTTCATCATGTAATCAGCCACCCGTCAAACAAAAAAATATACCAGTTAACGAGAAACGGCGCCTATGACGCTGCTATTAAAGAGATAATGAATAAATGTATTGTGCTATGTTCGAATTGTCATCGCAAGCACCATTTTGATGAAAGAAAAACCCCACAAGTTGCGCTTGTCTCTGATAATAGCAGTCCATAGGCGTGTGGGGTATGTTGCAGTTATTATAATACTATTTGTTCATTACGTACAT